ATATTTATACACTTTACAAGATAAATTGTAATTTTATAAATTTGAAATTATTATTATTTTCAGACATCAAAAATATATTATTATATAAGTTTTGCAAAAATGGCATATATTGTTAAATTATTATCCCTATTGCTTTATAATGGCCTAATATTGAAGTATACTATATATTCGACTCTTAATTTGCCTCCCAATGGCCTATAAAATCTACCAAAAGGGGGGGGTTGGCCTCCCAAATTGATATATTGCTTTATAATGCGCTAATAATGCGTTTTATAATATCAAAAAAAATGTATTATTATACTTGTTTACCGTAACATAAATAACTTATGCTTATTTGTTTGCTCATGTCTATTTTTGTGTGGAATTGTAATAGTTGAGCCACATGCGCATATATATGTTTTTTCTCTATTTTCCTTTATTTTATCTTTGTTCTTTTCTCTATTTTCCTTCAGTTTATCTTTATTTTTTTCGATATATTCTTTTCTATATTCTTTAATTTTATCTATATTTTTTTCATACAAATATTTATTGTATTCTTTTTTGCTTCTATTTGGTGTACTTGTATTTAAATTTGCATTTAATTGCTCAAACCAATATCGCTCTCTTGTCCTTGCCTCATTGCCGTCAATACAGGAAAACTTCTCAATTTCTAACATTGACCAATTATCCCAGCCACCATTATCCCTAATCATTTTATATAATTTAATTCCGTGGCTATCGGCATTTGCATTATTACATCTATTTTTATGCCTCCATTTTCTATTGGCAAAATTACAAGTAGACCCAATATATATATCTGTAATTATTGGGTCATTGCATACAATTTTATAAATTACCGTATTGGAATAATCAATTAATTTAATGGGCATTATCTCAAAATATCACACCTATATATTATGGTATTTATTTATCTAATATAGATATTTTTTATAAACATTATGCAATTTATGCGACGCCTACGCAGTGGCGACTATATCCAAGCGAAATTGAATTAATTATATTAAATAATAAAATATATATTTATATATATAAATAATTTTTATAAACTGTGAAATGGAAAATCCTGAGGACCTACTTATTGTTGCCGCTGCCAAGTATGAAAAATTAAGACAGCAAAGACTGAACGCCACTAAAAAATGGAATAGCGCGCATCGTGATAAGGTCAATGAGTATAATAAATTTTACCAAAGGCGATTAAATGCAAAAAAAAAAGAAAATACTACATGCACCATTAAAAACAATAATGACCCTGAACAATATAAAAAATACCAAGCCGAATATCGGCACACGTCAAAATTAAGAAAATTACCATTCTTTAATTCTGATATTATTTTATGAATCGGAACAAATTATTTTTTTCGCCCAATTTCTAAATCTGGATTAAGTCTGAATAATATTTCTGGCAAATGCTCTGTAGCAATATTTGATGTCTTTGACTTAATTATAGTATCATTCTTTTCTGGTTTTCTAAAATATGATGCAAAATCTAGATCAGATTTAATGACATATTCATTCTTTGGTGCATCGTCTTCATATACTGATAGATTACCAGGGTTTAAACTAATAATTTCAAATATCTCATCACTATATATTTTAGCAAGTTCTCTTACAATAATACCTGATTGTGAATATCCAATTAATTTAATAGTATATTTTGGATAATCCTTTAATACCGTTTCAAGTAATGCTTTTGCCTTTTTATATCTTGTTGAAATATTATAAGTCCTAAATATATAATCAAAGTTATTTAACCAATCACTAGTCTCACGAGTCCCACTATAATTTATGATTATTATTTTTTGTTTCTTATTCTGATATACTTGAGAATATCTCCCTGATAATTCTTCTATAAATTTATATCCCGCAAGCTTCTCCCTAATATTATCATCTACATGACCATTTTTAATGAATTTATATATTTCTGATACTTTTAATGATCCCCCCTCACGATCTCGCGGTTTGATGCTGTCTTTTCCTATTCTCATTCCATAGAGGTCGGTTATAGAGTCTGTGGCCACAGACTCTTCTTTGCGATGCCTACGCAGTGGCGGCACCTTTTCAAATACAAGCTCAGCCCCATTATCTAATACTTTTGTAAAGTATTTACTATTTGGGGTTGGGTCAAATTGACGGAAACTATAAAAGTTCTTTCTTTGAGTAGAATCTATTTTTTTATATTCAAAATGTTCTCTAATATATTTAATCGCCTCTGATTTACTGAATTTATCTTTTGGCACTAGTACAGATTGTATTTTAAATCCATGATGTGAATGAGTCGCCGTTGATTCGCCTAATCGACCCATTTATATATTTTTATGTTTTATATACTATATAATATATAAAATGATAAAATCTCCATATTGTAGACAGGGTAATAAGTTACCTATCTTAAAAGATATAATAGAGTTAATACCACCACATGCAATATATTGTGAGCCATTTGTTGGATCTGGAGTTGTTTTTTTTAATTTACCAAAAGCATCACATGGTAGTATATTAAATGACTTAGATAAAAATGTTGTTAATATATTAAAATTAATTAAAAAGGCGCCATTATCCCCAAATAGGTATCGCCATGATTTAAATACATTAGAAAAAATAAAAAATTTTTATGATAGCCATAAGAATACTACAGAGGATTTATTATTATATTATAGAATCATCGCATGCAATGGTTTTAATTCAAAAACGTTTACCAGTGCTCGACAAATATATAACGACTCGAATCCAACAGCAATACTAAAAAATTTAAAATATTATAAACAGATGCTAAAAGGTGTTAAAATATCAAATAAAGATTATATTGATATAATATTAAAATATGATAGCCCTGAAACTTTTTTCTTTATCGATCCGCCATATGAAAATACGCATGTAAATTTTTATGCTACCCCGGTGGATATAGATTATGAGGTGATGGCTTTTTTATTACAAAATATTAATGGTAAGTTTCTATTGACTATTAATGATAGTCCAAATATTAGAAAAGTATTTAAAGGATTTAAAATAAAAAAAATAGGGGTTAAAACCACATGGTATAATAAGAAAGAGCTAAGAAAAGAGCTACTTATCATGAATTATTAACTGTCCATTTTAATATATGTCCCTCTTGCGGTATTTGATGATGTTCCCATTTCAGCTGTGGTTTTGTCCATTTCCTCCATAACTTTTTTATATTTATCAGTAAGGCTAATATTCCTCAACATTGATACCCCAATTGGACGACCAAAGATGCGATTTAATATGCGCGTAATTGCATTTACTGCCAATAAAGGCTCTCCCTTATAATTCACCAATAAATAAAAGTTCTTTTGTTTCTTTAAAGGGTGTATTTTTGCATATTTTGCAAGAATATCAACCAATTCTGGGTTTACTTCAACTTCCTGCATAGAATATGTTCCAGATGTTTTATACTGATTGAATTCAAATTTTTTCAACTTTGGCAAATAGTAATTAAATTCTGGATTTTCAATGATATTTTTGTCATTAACATATAACATGAGCATATAATCTTTATTACGTCGAACCGGTTGTAATACGTATAATGATAAAATAACAAAATCTAAAATAATAGCCCATTCTTGGTCATCAACTTTCTTTTTTGCGAATAGTGGCATTGCTTTGGCTTTTAAATCTTCATAAATTTCAAGCACTTGACTCTGCTCAATCCAATTTTTTTGCTGGGTCTCACTCTTTACATTTGAGCCTTTCTTTAGTGATTCTGCAAGACTCATCATTAATTCGTAATACATATCATATACTGCCTCATATTGTTTTAGCCCTCGCAATGTTGTAACAATAGAAATTAAATAGGTCCTCTGGCTATTGGGCTTCAATTTTTGAATGCGAGTCAATACTTTTTCGGTATCTTTTAGAAAATCATAATTTGGTTCTCCATTTTTTTTTGTTTTGATTGCTTGCTTATTATTTAATCTAATAATATTTGCAAGATATACTTTTTTTGTACTTTCGGTCGTAATCCTATTCTTCCTAGACTTTCCACCCACAATATCTTCGTCATCAGTTATAGGCATTGCGCCCCCCATTTCTTCAATTAAATTGTCAATTAGTTCTGCCATTTTTTTTAAAAAAATAAAAATAAATTAAGTTTATATTATTAAATATTTTCTTTTTGTGAGTTTAAATAATTAATATGTTTTAAAGTTTTAAAATGTTTTGTTTTGCTATCCAATCTACAAATTGAGCCACATTCACAAGTATATGGTTGAGATGCTCGTTTATTATGATTGTCTCTATTTATATTTCGATATTCTTTAATTTTATCGTTATTTGCTTCTTTGTATTTTTTATCATATTCATTTATTTTATCTTTATTTTTAAGCTGATATTGCTTTGTTTGTTCTAAAATTTTATTTCGATTCGTGTTATAATATTCCTTACATTTTTTTTTTATCTCAATTATATTTTGAGAGTAATATTCTTTATTATATTCTGGTCTTAACATTTCATATTCTGTTTGTACACTATTTGGTCGTTGTGTATTTAATGTTGAATTTAGTTGCTCAAACCAATATCTTTCCCTTGCCCTTGCTTCATTACCATTTGCACAAGGAAATTCTTCAATTTGTACCATTGTCCAATTAGGCCAGTTTCCATTATCTCTAATAAATTTATAAATTTTAAAATTATGCCGTCTATCAACTGGATTAATACATATAGTTCTATGTTGATATTTTCTTTTAGTAAAATTTATAGTTGACCCAACATATAAATCTGTAACGAGGAGATCATTACAAACGATTTTATAAATAACTGTTTTAGAATAATCAACTGCAGTCTTCGGCATCTTATTTTGTCTTATTATATACTATATATTTATTTATCTAATTAGATAAATTTATTTAGATGTTAACATAACCGCCAATTCATCGAAACTTTTTGCTCCATATTGTTTCTTCACTGAGGAGAACCATTTATAAAATTCTTTTGGGTTTGTTATTCCATTCATAAATGCTAATAATCTTATTATTGAAAAACGCCCACATGTTGCTATTTTAGGATCCCATCCCTGATATTGCACTGGATTGTGCTTTAATGCACCGCCCCCTAATTCTTTTAAATAATCAGAAACTTCTCCAAACTTTATCCTCTTTTCTTTATCAATATGCGCTAAATCTTCAGCGCTAGAAAGCCCATAACTATCAAAAAATTCATAATTTTTACCATTCCGCATAATGCAAGTCCAATGTCCTATCGATTGATTATTATTTTGCTCATCAATAAAGAATAATATAGCACAATCATTTGGGTATGGCAATACTTCAGAAATTGAATTATATTCGACTAAATCAGGAAATCTAATTATTTTAATATCCCTACCAAGTATTTTTTTGATGTCTTCGGCACTAACCATATAATCCATCTGTGTTTTTTTGATATTTTTTAAAAGGTTGTATATATAATGTTTAATAAAAAATCTTTTTTATTCTCATTTGCTGGAACTGCAATATATTTGGCATTGCATAGACATCGCTAATACTACGGAGTATGTCAGAAAAGATTAAATCAATACAAGCAAGCACAAAAAGAAATAAAAGATTTCAAGTAACTCTTGAAAATGGTGATAAATATTCATTCGGATTATTAAATCCAGTTCGTGGCACATATATAGACCATGGCGATAAGGAACTTAGATACAGATACTGGGCTAGACATTATGGCAATCCAAGAGAGAAAGAATTAATCGATTCCCTCACACCATCAGCAAGTTTATATTCCGCATATATTTTGTGGGGTATGTCTAAAAGTATTCAAAAAAATATAAAAGAACTAAATAATCTTATTGGGTAGCTCTCATTCCATAGAGGTCGGTTATAGAGTCTGTGTTCACAGACTCTTCTTTGCGATGCCTACGCAGTGGCAAATGGATTTGAATCGCTATCGCCTCTAGGTGGTGGTCGTACTCTCCTCCTAGTTGATACAGGCGGTGGCCTAGGTGGGCGATTTGCAATTGCTCTTCTAGATGCAAGTGTCTCTTGCCTTTTTTCGTGCATTAACATACTTAATACAGATACAATTAAACCAGCGGTAACTCCCCCAGCAACCCCTTGAACTTGTGAGGATGTAATGACATTATATATAGCATCACCTGCTTTATTCATTGTTTTTGTAAAATCTTCTTTAAGCCCTTTTCCAGAATCACCCTCATCTTTTTTTCCTGAAGTAGGTTCAATCATTGCGTCAATATATGGATTGGATTTTTCTACTGGTGCTTTTACCGGTGGAGATTTAACTACTTTTTGCGATTCTGGTGTTGGTGCAGATGTTCCTGAAAACATTGAAGATATTGATTTAACTGATTTTTTTGGTGGTACAATATAAGATGGCTTATCTTGTTTAACTGTGAAATTAGGCCTATTTTTCTCAAGTTCTTCTTGTGCTTTCAATGCGGACTCCATACTACTAGCTGTAATAGTTGGTACGACTTGCTTCATAACTGATTCAAAATCTTCTTTACTTTCTTCCACTTTACTTGATTCTGGATTTAAAAAGTCCTTAATGCCTTGATATACACCCTTATGCGATAGTGTCACTTTCCCAGTATCACTAATATCTTGTGGATTTCTATATGTACCGGTAGATGGTGGTTCATATCTATTTACAGCATCTAATTGTGCCTTACCGTGGGCTTTAGAACTGAATATTGTGGCTAAAGCTGGATCATCTCGCAGTATTGCTTCATTATATGGTTGGTTATATCCCATATCCTTTAAATATTTATTAACTCCTGCCTTATTTGGATTTTCAAGTAAATATCGACTTAAATTTGATTGTTCAGATGACACAATTCTACCTTCAGGTGGTCTAATATCAAAGGTATCTGGTTTTAGTATTGTTGGGTCAGGTTTAAATGCTTTTTTAAGTGCTTTATTTGTTGCATATTGATTCAATGCGGTTTGCACCGCCTTAGTATCACCAGTTGGGGCATTTTCTCCAAAACTTGCCATTATAGCATCAGGATCATTAATTTTACTTTTATCTCTAGGATATAAACTAATTGCCTTCTCTCCAGCTTTTTTACCAGCATATGCAGTTAAAAGTCCTAATGCCGTTAATATTGAATATTGTAGTCCAGCTTTTCCAAGTAATTTGGCCTCATCTGAATAAATCCAATCGGTAAGCCTTTCGGCAATTGGCTTGGCCTTCTTTTCGGCCTCTTCTTTCTTCTTTGCATAATCTCCAAACTTTGATAAGTCTCCCCCCTTTAAAAAGTGTTTTAGGCCAAAACCACTCCATGGCAGATTCGCATCTTTTGTATCTGCTTTTATATTTTCAGACCTACTCATTCTATGCTTTCCAGTTGCAAACTCTTCTAAAGCATCTCTAATATCATCCTCTGGAATATAATCAAGTGGCTCAGATTCTCTTGCCTTACCTTTTATATATTTAAATCCAGCATATCCAGCACCGCCTAATAAAAATGTAATTAATGAAACCAATGCTGCTTTATCTAAATGTAAATCTCTTGCATATTGAATTAAATCAGTAATCTTTTTAGATGCTATTTCTAATCTTTTATTGGTATCTGAATTCAACCCCATACCACTAAAATGTGTTATCCTTTCTTCACCCTCTTTATATTCTGGCTCCCATTCCGATTCTATTTCTTTAATAAAATTCCTATTTCTAGAATTCTTTAATACATTTTCGCCTAGGGTTCTTAATTTATCATCATGTGATTTTATCATATGAAAGCCCACTCCGCCTAATGCAGTAATAATTAAAGTAGATAATGCAGCAATGCCCATGGTTTTAGCATTTGGACTTGTAATAATTTTATAAATTTTATCTTTTACTTTTTTTACCTTATTCGAAAAGCCTCCCCCCTTTAATCCCTTACCTGCTTTGGGTAAATCCTTTTCTAAATGATTCGCAATGGCTGTATCTATAGCACTATCCACTAAATTCTCGGCCAATTTCTTCGCACGTACCTTGTCAACATTATCATTATAGACAACTTTGTGTATAATATCATCTAATACGATTCCAACCTTTAATCTTGCATCGTCTTCAGCTTTTTTTATTTGTTTTTCTAAATGTAATTTGTATCTATTTTTTTGAGCCTCATCGTCTGAAGATGAATCATTATTTTGGTCATAATTTGGATCTATACTTTTTATTATTGGAGATATTTTTTTCTTTTTTGACTGCATTGCATCTTTTTGAACGGCATTTTTTACGAATTCTTTCATATGTGCTGTAGTTCTTTGGCTTTTTATAAAATCAGAATCGAGGGCACCATTTCTATTTGCATATTGGTGAGCCTTATATCCAGCCACCCCAATTCCAGCCATTATTAAACTTGTTAATGCTGTAACCCCTAATCCTTTTGCTTCCTTACTAGTTACAACTTTATGGATATAATTTTTAATTTGTTCTATATTTAATTTTCCACCCTTTAACCCTAGCCCCCTAGCGATTGTTGGTTTCGCAATTGGGCTTGTCATCGTTTCGGATTCTATATTTTTAAATATATCATCTAATTCTTTAAGCTCAGAGCTTATTTCACTGTGTACTTCATTTTTTATTCGATTTTGTGCCGATTCATATAATGGTGATAATTTTATGTTTAGCATATCTTGACGATCAAGTTCCTCTTCAATTTCATCTTCAATTTCCTCTTCTAACATATCAATAAATTGGTGCGATCTTTTTATTGGAATTATATCTTTTTCCTTTGCTTTTAACTCTGCATTATTTCTTTGGCTTTTTATAAAATCGGAATCGGTAACATCAGGATTTCGTCTCTCTCTTGCATATTGGTGAGCCTCATATCCAGCCACCCCAATTCCAGCCATTATTAAACTTGTTAATGCTGCAACTCCTAATCCTTTTGCCTCCTTACTTGTTACAACTTTATGGATATATTTTTTAATATCTGCTACTGAAGATACCTTTCCGCCTTTTAATCCGTTTGCTTTCATATGTGGTGGTTTTGTTTTACTTGTTGGGGGGTCATAATATTCATCTTCATCACTGGAATCATGTGGGTCGCCCTTAGGAAATACTATCCCAGTTGGGTTATTTCCTTGATCATATAAATCTCGCTCGGCCTCAAGTATATCTTGTCTTGTAGCTGGTATATTTGATTTTTTACTAATCATATCAAATATAGTTTTTTCAAATTCGGTATCCTGTAATTGTTTTAATGTTTTAGGTGTAGCTCCCTCTCCCTCTTTTATAGATTTTGCAAGGGCATCTGCAAGTTTTTCATTATCACCAGATGAAATTGCCTCATTTATCAGTTCAGTATTTGTTTTAGGCATACCCTCTTCCACAGGCATATTTGTTTTAGAGTTTCGATACTGCACCGCTTTACCTGTACCATACCCCATTATTCCTAATATAATAGTAGTTAATGCAGTTGCCCCAATTAATTGAGCCTCTTCTGAAGTTAATTCTTTATATACTTTTTTCTTTACTTCATTAAATTTCTTTTTAAAATCGGAAGCCCACCCCTTACCTTTAAATGAACCACCATTCGCACCAGTTGGGTCAGATTGTACACCATACTGCCCACCTAATTTTGATAATAGATCAATAAGCTTTATAGACATTTGTTTTAACTCAATTGATTTTTTTCTTGCAGATGGTGCTTCTCCGTCTTTTGCAGTAAGTACACCATCTGCTATTTTAGATAGGTCAGATTTTAATATTATATTTTTATCTAAGTTTAATTGTAGTTTTTCAATACCTTTTGCCCCCGCTACAGAAGCACCACCAATTAACATTAATGATAATATAGTAATTATTGCATTCTTTCCTAACAATTTGGCATAATCACTAGTTAAGAAATTCATAGCCCTATCATATATTTCTCGCGACGATTTAGATAGTTTATCCATAATTTTTTGTCCAGTATATTATTTACAATAATGAATGGGTTATTATATAAATAGTAATAAAAAAAAAATGACATTTATTTATTTCTAAACATTTTTAGTATAACCCATGCACTTTGGCATATTTACTAGCCTCGCCTAATTTCATACCATGTTTCTTCATATTAAACATTAGGATATTATAATATAAGAGGTCATATAGTTAAGTTATAAAATGATTAATGGTAAAATATATAAATTAGTTTGTAATCAAACAAATAAGGTGTATTATGGCTCAACAACTCAAACATTGATGAAAAGAAGAGACACTCATCGCCAACATTATAAGAGACATATAAATACTGGTTGTGATTATATTACTGCATTTGAAATTCTTAAAAATGATGATTTTAAAATTGAATTAGTTGAAGAATTAGATTTTAATGATAAAAAAGAATTAACCTCAAGAGAGCGATATCATATACAAAATAATGAATGTGTTAATAAATATATACCATCAAGAACACACAAAGAATATTATTTGGATAATAAAGAACACTGTAATCAAAAAAGTAGGGAAGATTATCAAAAAAATAAAGAAAAATATTCTGAATTAAATAAAAAATGGGCAATTGAAAATATTGATAAAGTTAGACAACATAGAAAAAAGTATAAATCGAATCTTGGGGTATTTATATGTGAATGTGGATTAAGTTGTAAAAATTCAAACTGGGACATTGAAAGACATAAAAATACTAAAAAGCATTTAAGTTTAATATAATCCCAATTCTTTTACTTTTTTTGAAGCCACCCCCAGTGAAACTTTATGTTTCTTCATATACTCTGAGATAACGGCACCACGGACATTGTTGCCTCTTTTAGTCCCAACAATTTTATTAATTTTACCACCTTTTACAGGTGCTTCGCTCGCCTTTTTTCGCCTACCAAAGTGTTTTAATCCCATGCCTTCCGCAGGTTCGTCAGTCGTACCGTATGTTGTTTCAGTTCTAACTTCAGATGGCTCATCATCCACCATTCTTTCTTTAGCCTCATCTACAACCTTTTTAACTTCTTTTTTTGCCGATGCTAAACTCATAATACCTTCACTCACATCTGAGGATATTTGAAATACTTTTGCCGTAATTGCTGGCATAATTGCTTTACTTACATACGGACCAACATAACTTGATGCAATTGCCATTAAAAGAATTGAAAGGCCAGATGCCCCAATTTTTAAAGCCATTGGAGATGTTAATTTTTTTGAAATTTCTTTGGCATATGGTGCAAGTTTTGCAATCGCATCTTGTGACTTTTTACTCATTGTACTATATGTTTTCTTTGCAGTTTCAGCACCAAACCGACCACCGCAATCATCAGAATCATAATCAGAACTATCGCAATTGCCATAGCCACCCCCCTCTTCATC